TGCCGAAAGCATCACGGTTCAGCGCCAGAACTTTGGCGTGGAAATCACCGACGATAAGGGCATTGGCTACTTTCGGGCGCCGAGCCATTTCGCCCCCGTGATATTGGCCATTCCGGGTTTCGGCTTGGCAAGGGACCTGCCGGCGGACGCCCCGGCGGACAACACTGGCACCGGCACGCAGGAAAAGGCCGTGAGCAGCCTTGCGGCCAGTCTCGAAGCCAAGGATATGGAAATCCAAGGCTTGCGGGCCGATCTCAACGCTGCCATGGCCGAAACGGCTGCGTTGAGGGACAAGAACGTGCAGCTTTTGGCCGAGAATGACAAACTTCAAGACTTGATGGACAGTGTCGAGCAGTATCTTGACGACAAAGGTGTCGAAGTGCCTGAGTTCCTCAAGACGAAGGCTGCTTCGTGAGCCTTGCTGGCGGCGATCTGACCACGCCACAGCGGGTAGCGACATGGATGGCTAACGCCCCCACGTTGCCGAGCCCGATCATCAGCCAACTCATCGGCTCGATGACAAACTTGATCTACAGCCGGCTAAACCGAGCGCGGATATACAATCAAACGTTTACGCGCACGTTCGACGGCACTGGCACTATGCAGCTAGTTTTGCCCGACTATCCCGTCACGGGCATAATATCCGTTCAGCAAGGCTCACAGGTTATTCCGGCCAGTGCTCTGCCGGCCGCAAACGGAACCTATTTGGCCGGCACGAGCCAAGGCTACGGCTATCGCTGTCCTCTGTGGCTCGGCAATTTGCCTGGCGAAAACGCCGTGCTGGAATTGGTCAATGGGTATTTTTGGACCGGGGTGCAAAACATCCGGGTAATTTACGCGGCCGGGTATTTGGTAAATAATGAGTCGGCGATTATACCAAGTTCCAGCCCCTATACCGTCACCGTGGCGCAACAGCAGGGCATTTGGTCGCACGATAACGGTGTGGTCTATGCCGTAAATGGGGCGTCGCTAACGCCCGTGGCGTCAAACCCAGGCCAGGGGCAGTATATACCGCCACCGGACTCGTCTCCAGGACTTTACACCTTTAGTTCTGCCGACGAGGGCGCAGCGCTCTATATCAGCTATAGTTTTATCCCGGCCGATTTAGAAGAAGCCTGCATCCAAATGGTGGCGGAACGATACAGTTATCGGAACCGAGTGGGTGATGCCAGCAAAAGCCTCGGCGGTCAGGAAACCATGCGCTTCCGGCTCGGCCTGCCCCGCGAGGTCCTGGACATGATACAGCCTTATGTCAGCGTCGTGCCGCCGACTATTGGCGCCCCGGTATGATCGAACTTAGTGTAGGCTTTGATGCCCTACCGAGGCTGGACGCTATTGGCCGTCGGCTCCGTGTGGCAACAGAGCGCCAAACGTTCCGGGCCACGCAGTTGCTCGAATACAAAGTGCTCGAAAATCTCACGGGCAAGATACTTCAGTTGAAAACGGGCCAACTATACGACTCGGTCCGTAAAACTCTTGACCAGAACGGAGACGTTTACGAAGGCCGGGTTTTCATCGAGCCCGTGACCGACAAAGCCTTGGCCTTGGAATATGGCGGCGAGGGTTATTATCCCATTGACCCGTCGAAGGGCGAATTTCTGAAGTTTTATTGGGAAAAAATGGGCTCGGTCGTTCTGGCCCGGCACGTCAACCACCCGCCGAGCAAAGAGTTCATGTATCTCAGGGCGGCAATGGATGAAGCTCGGGAAGAAATCCCCCAGGGCTACCAAAACGTGATAATGGACGTGGTGAACGGTGGGGACGGTAATTGACCGCCGCGCTCACGTCTCGCGCCCAGGTTATGAGCGCCATATTGGCCTTGATACAGGGCATGACCTTTACTACGCCGATCAATGGCAAAACCACCTGGGCAACCGTGTCCAATGTTTTGAGGTTGTGGGGTGATGTATCGGCCGACCAACAACCTTACGCCGCACTTGTCACGCATAAGGAAACAGACGAATATCGTGGCCTGGGCCTTTATCGCCGTCGGCTTGATCTTATGGTCTATTGCTATAGCCGTAGTGATAGTGCTCCTGGCGCTCCCGATCTCGACACGATGATGCAAGCATTCGAGGCGGCGTTTAACACCGTGGACGATCCGAGCCGCAACGCCAACACGCTAGGCGGCCTGGTGTATTGGTGCCGGATCGAGGGCAAGGTTTTCAAGGACCCGGGTGATTTGGACAAGCAAACCATGCTCGTGGTGCCTATCGTCGTGGAAATGCCATGACGGGGAAAAGTAAAATAGAGATATGCTATACAGTGACTGTATTGCATACACCTATTCTGTTCACTACAACTTAGGAGACGGAACTATGCAGCTCATTTTCGGCATCGGCGCACTGTGGGGTCAGCGAAACGACATAACGGGCGTCGGCCCCGACCAGTTCGCCGTCCTCCAGGACAATACGATCGACTTCACATACGAGGTCAAGGAACTCTACAGCCAGCTTGGGTTCCCCATCGACATTGCCCGTGGCAAGGGCAAGATCACCGGCAAGGCAAAACTGGCCCGGGTGTTCGCCTCGTTGTATGCCGACCTGTTCTTCGGCGCCACGGTGACGACGGGTGAGGACAACGTGAGTGAGAGCGAGTTGCACACGCTCGCGGCCTCGACCATGACCGTGGCGAACTCGACGGGCTATGTGGCCGACCTCGGGGTCTACTACAACGCGGCGGGCAATCTGCGGTTCACCTATGTCACCGGCGCCCCGTCGGCCACGGGCCAATACACCACGGGCTCGAACGGCGTTTATACGTTCTACACCGGCGATATCGGCGCCGCGGTGCAGGTCTCATACGTTTACACCGATGCTGGAGGCAAGACCATCAGCATTACGAACAATTACATGGGCTATACGCCCACGTTCGTCGGGACGTTTTACCAGAGCCGCAACACCCAGGGCAGCACCGGGCAGATCACGCTGCGCCTGAACGAATGTGTCAGCAGCCATCTGACCATTCCGAACCGGATCGACGACTACGCCCTGCAAGACTTTGATTTTCAGGCGTTCTCGCCCGGCACCAACGTCATCGGCGTCATTTCAACCACGGAGTAAGTGCTGTGTTCGCGGGAACCAAATTCAACATAGGTGGCGAAGACTTTGTTGTCCCAGCCTTGAGCCTTGGCCAGCTTCGTAACGGCCTCATGGACCGGCTCAAGGAACACGACAAAATCCTCGCCGAAGGCACTCTGTTCGACGCCATGTTGGTGCGGGGCGAGGTTATTCTTGCGGCCCTGCGCAGGAATTATCCCGACTTCGACGAACAGCGCCTGATGGACTATTTGGACCTACGCACGGTTCTACCTATGTGGAACGCTATCCTCGGCCTGTCGGGCTTCTCGTCGGGGGAAACGGAGGCGGCGGCAACGGCAGCGAATGGGACCTCAAGCCCATCTATCGCAGCCTAGCTGCCGCCTACGGTTGGACTTATGCCGAAATCGACTCCCACACTATGCTTGAGGCCCAAGAGTTGTTCGAGGGGTGGGCCGACCATCCCCCGACCAACCTCTTGGTGAAGGCCATTGTTGAGGGGTTTGGCGGCGGTAAGCCTTCGGCACCTGCCGGCGGCTGGGAAAATGTGCCGCCCGAGGCCCTAGCCGAAGCTAACCGGGCCATGCAGAACTCGGCTCTGCAACAGATTGCCGTCAAAGCCGGGCCTACCTTGCCCATTCAAAAGGGCCGGGACAGGGGTTTGCCGAAGGCTCCCCCAATCTTTGACGAAGAAACCATGCGCCAGCGGAATGAAGAAGCCAGGGCGCGGATCGAAGCACGGCGCATGAAGGGAGTTCGCCAAGATGTCTGACACACGCCTTGGCATAAGCCTTCAGGTCAGCGGCGCCAACGCCGCGGCCGATATGGTCGAGAGCCTGGAAAAGTCTATCCAGGGCCTGATTACCGAAATCAGCCGTCTAAATTCCATAAAACAAGGTGACTCGGGTTATACCCGGGTTCTGATCGCCGAAAAAGACGCCATGGTGGCCCAGCTTGCGTCTATACGCGCGCAGATGGCGGCGGTTAAGCAATCGACCGAGGCGATTAAAGAACAAGAACAGTCGTTGAAGGACCTGGAACGGCAAGCCAGGTTGGACTATAGCCTCGGGCCAGAATTTGAGCGCAGCATCAAAAGCGCGAGTGATGCGTCGAGGGTCCTATACACGAGTTTGGGCGCTCTGGCAGAGGCCGATGCGGCCTTGCGGGACAGCCAACGGGCCACGGCTGAGGCTGTGGCCCTTGCAACGGCCAGGATGGAGGATCAGGGCCGAGCGGTTCGGACCCTAAGCGGCCAGCAATTCTTTGCCTTGCAAGAGCGAAAGATGGGACTCGGGCAAAAGCCCCTGTCCGCCCGCGACAGTGGCGAGGTCTTCCAGCGAGAAGGGCTGACGGCGACCGAAGCCTTGATGGGTATGACGGCGGCAAGTGTGGAATTTGCCCAAAGCCAAGAAAGAATAGTAGCGGCCACACAAAGAGCTTTAGCCGCTCTTGAACAAGAGGCACTAGCGACTCAAAGGCTGCGCGAGGAACTAGCCATACCGCTCGCGCCGGGAGGGGCTTTTGGGCGCAATGGCCCAGGGATGGGCATACCGGGGTTTTTGGCCGGGCAGAGGAACCAGGGCGAAAATGAAAGCTCTGGCGCCAGCCGGGGCCGAAGCGGCAGCGGTGGCGGCAGCAGCGGAGCCGTGTTTGCCCTACGAGAAGCCACGGTTCTCGGTGACGAACTAGCCCGCGGCAGCCGAGGCGCTATGATAAGCACCCTCGGCACCATTGCCCGCAATGCCGGCGTTAGTATGCTGGCGCTCGGCAGTGCTGTGGGCGTCTTCGGCGTAGCCTTGGCGGCCGTGCATATTGCAGAAAAGGCCGAAGAGCTAGGCAAATGGGCCACGCAGATGAAAGCGGCGGCCAGCGCCACGGGGATGAGCCTACAGGCATATTCGGGTCTTGAGGGCGCCTTGCGTGGCTTGGGCTTGAGTGGCAGCGAAGCCGATGCAAGTCTGAGGAAGATTTCGGAAACCCTCGGCGCAGCCATTGCCGACCCGGCGAGCAAAGCTGCCGAAGCCTTTCATAACATGGGCATAAGCCAGGAACAGCTTAACGCCACAGGTGGCGATACGGCCCAAGCTCTGCATCTGATTTCCGACGCATACGCTCGGACGGCTGACGGGGCGAACAAGACGGCCAATATGAATGAGATTGCCGGCCGAGGCTTCGAAAAGCTCGTGCCGTTAATTCAGGGCGGCAGCGGCGCCCTGGACGAAATGGTCGAAAAGGCCCGCAGCCTTGGCGTGACTTTGGACGAACAAGGCGCAGCCAAGCTAATCAAAGCCGGTGATGCCGTAAGGGAACTGGGCGAAGTCATTCGCGGCCAGGGCATTGCGTCTATGGAAGCCTGGTCTCCGGTCATTATTGAAACAGTCCACGACCTAGAGGCGCTTATTCGAATTGCCGGAAGCGCACTGAGCATAATGGGCCAGGTTGCTAGTTTCCCCGGCAAGGTTATTCAGGCGGCGAATGATTTCGGTGTTTCAATCTCAAATATGTTGGGCCGCTCTCTGCCGCCCGAATACAGAGCCAAGACTCAAGAAGGTCAAAATCCAGACAGTGCAACGGCTGTAGCGCCAACGGGGCCAAAAGTTGCCGTTCCGCCGCTGACCACACCCCGTTCGGCCGTGCAGACGATGCGCGACAACGCCGAAGCTGCGGCTCTGGCAGCAGGCACGTCGGCACAGGAGAGTAAAAAGCCGGCGGCGGAAGTCCGAATGGCTGAAGCTAGGGCTGAAATCGCCTCGATGCAGCAAACTCTTGCCACGGTTAAGATGACCGAGGCAGAAAAGGCCGAGGCGACAAAGGACCTTCAAGCCAAGCAGCTTACGCTTGTGAACGAGATGGCCTCGGCGCAAGATGCCGCAGCGCGCAAAGGAGCCGGTGCCGCGAACCGTGCCGCGAAGCAAAGCTATGAGGATTTTGCGGCGAACGAAAAGCTCAAGATCACGGAGGCCCAGGGCGACATCGGCGCCATAACGGCGATATATAATGATTGGGCCGACAAGGCCGCGACGACATACAAGCAACAAGCCAATGTGATCCTGACGATTGAGCGCGAGAAAACCAAAGCCCTTCAGGAAGAGGCGAAGAAACAGCAAGAGGCCCAGCTTAAGGCGATTAAAGACAGCCACACACAGGAACAGCAGAGCCAGCAGGTTGCGAAGCTCTCGGCTGAAGCCGAAGTTATGTCTGAAGGCCGCATGGGCAAAGGCCAGACCGGCCAGCAGGCCACGACACCGGCGCAATATATTGCCGAGGCCCAGGCCATTGAGTCCTCGTTCCAGCAATACAAGGCCCAACTCCAACAGGTGGCCGATGCAGCGCAGCAGGGCGGCGAGGTTCAGAAGTCGGCGCAAGAGGCCATCATATCGGAAACCATTAGCGCCAAGACGCAAGAAATTGCCCTATATCAGAAGGCGGCCGAGGCGGCAGAGAAAGCTGCCGAGAAGATGGCTGCGCCGTTTACGAAAATGTTCGACAGCATGGGCTCGCAATTCGAAAGCCTAACGAGCACGCTGTTGAATGATGTGATCTCGCCCCAAGTTGACATAATTAAACAGGGCTTGTCGTCGATCAAGGTGAACGAGGGCAGCACCCAAATCCATCAGGCGTTCCGTAAGTTTGCCCTTGATCTCGTAGATCAGGGTGTCAAGTCCATTGAAAGTGCCGTGAGCCATACGGTTGCTTCGAGCATTGACTCGTCCATCCAAGGCGGGATAGGAGACTTGCTCGGCAAGACAATGAGCAAGCTCTTTCAATCGGCAATAAGTAGCGTTGTCGGCAACACGGTGGGGCAGACCGCAGGCAATGCCGTGGGCGGGGCCGTGGGCAGCGCTGCTGGCAATGCTGCGGGCCAAGCCGTAGGCGGCGCTGCGGGCCAAGCCGTGGGCGCTACAGCGGAGAGCGCTGCCATAGGCGCCAACGCAGCAACCATCAGCGGCGCCATAGCGGCTGCCAGCGCCACGCAGGTTGCCGCCCTCACCACCCTCGGCACAACCATTACTGGTGCCATTTTCAGCACGGCGGCCGTGGAGGAAAGCCTTATGGCTGCCACGGCAGTTAAGCCCGAAGCTCTCGGCTTCAGCTACGCTGGCGGTGGTATTGTGCCGTCGGCCGCAGGCGGCATGGTGGCAGGGAATGGCGCAACTCTTGCCCGGCTTCACTTTCAGGAAATGGTCCTCCCGGCACACTTGTCGAATGGTATCCAAACCATGATAAACAATGGCGGGGCAAAAAGCAATGCGAGCCTGAACTATTCTCCCACGATAAATACTGGTGGCCGCACAAGCCGAAGTGGTAGTGGTATGACCAGATCGGAGTTTGGGCAAATGATGTCCACGCACGGCGGGGCCATGATGGGCGAAGCACGGAATATGGTTCGGAATGGTTTCCGGGCCGGCTAAAACCTAAAAGTAAGGAACGGGTTATGGAACTATTTACTGTTGTGTGCGAGAACGTTGCGGTCACGGCAGCGCAGGATGTAATTTGCGCCTATGCTGCTGCGACGAAAAAGCTCCAGCTTTTGGCCGTGGAACTCAGTGCCAACGGCCAGACGACGGTGGGCAACTATCCCATCCGTTTGCGCTATTTGCCCGCCACGGTCACGAGCGGCAGCGGTGGCGCCAGTGCCACGCCGCATAACGTCAACCCGGACGGGGCCAGTCCGAGCTTCACGGCTCGGCGGAACGATACCACCCAGGCCGTTACGGGCAGCACGGCCGTGGACTATGTTGCTACGCAATTCAACCCGATCAATGGCTACTACTGGCAGCCCCCGACGCCCGTGGGCGACGAGCCAAAGGCCGACCTCAGCGGCGCCCTCGTATTGTCGCTCGACAGTGTTACCGGGACGCTGAATATCTCGGCAACAATGTGGTTGCGGGAAATCTAAAAAAGGGATATGATATACAGTGACTGTATTGCATATCTCTATTCTTGCGGGGCCATAGGCCGTGGCGACAATCTTCATCGAGGGCTTTGATAAATACGGCCTAGTGGGTATGACCACGCCCTCGGTCGCCACGGCCATTGGCCAAGGCGGGTGGAGTGTGTTTACGAACACTGGCGGGGCAGCCCTGGCGGCTAGTTTAAATGGCCAAGGTGGCTCGGCCCTTACGGTCAGCGGCATAGCCCAAGGTGGCAATACGGCAACCTATGTTACCAAGACATTGCCGCAAAACTACAGTCGGCTCATTGGCGGAGTGCGTATATCCACGGACCTTGTGGGGTCGAATGGCATAGCTTTCAGCGACGGGACCACGGTTCAGTGTATGGTGCTGGTTATGCCAACGAGCGGTCGCATAGCCATATATTCCGGCCGAGGGACCACACAGCTTCAACTCGGCACGGCTAGTATCGCTGCCGGCGTGGAGCACTATTTGGAGTATGATATAACGTTCGGCCCCGCCAGCGGCATCGGTGCCGGAAGCTGGACTGTGTGGCTCGACGGGGTGCAGTGCCTAAGCGGCAATGGTGCGACTGAGACCAGCGGTAATAATTATGCCAACGTTTTGCAGCTTAGCATCGGCACTGTTGGGGGCAATGTCTCTACCTCGGTCACGTTTGATGACGTTTACGTTTTTGACGACACAACGTCGTATAACAACTCGGTCTTGTTGTCCAATCCCTTGGTTTATACCCAGGTTCCAAGCTCGGACGAACAAACACAATTCACCAACAACGGAAACATTGTTGGCAATACGGCCGGCGCTAGTGGGGCGCCGAACATCTTGGGCAATTATTTGTTGCTCATGCCTGTTACGCCGATTGAAAACTGCACTATCAACTCGATCGTGTTCCAGACCACGGGTGGAAGCAGCAATCCGGCCCAAGGCGTGTTGTATGCCGACAGTGGCGGAGCACCGGGCACATTGTTGGCTAGTGGGACCCCAATCAGCACTTTTCCGACTCCTGGCACTGGCACCCTCGGCCTGACTGCCACGGCCCTGACGGCCAATACGCAGTATTGGATCGGGCTCATTATTGACGCAAGCTACTTTAATCCGCAGTATGCGCCGACTGGCTCAAGCGAGCTATACGTAGCGAGCAATACGTATAGCAGCGGCCCGCCGAGCACTGCGCCCACCATGTCCCCTACGGGTTATGGGCTGTATATGTATGGCGTTTGTAGCGGTGCAGCCGGCAATTCGGCCAGTTTAGTGAACATACCCCCACCGGGCACTGCAAGCAGTGTGCAAGCCTCGTCTTCTGGGACCGAGGATTTGTATCAGCTACCAAATTTGCCGACAAGTATCCAGAACGTCTATACCGTTACGGTCAGTGCGTTTGCTCAACTTGAAGGTTCAGGTTCGACAAAATTCGACCTATTGGCCAAGTCGAGTTCAACCACGGGAGAAGGGTCGAATACTGCTATTGCGCCGACGGCAACCTTCGCCTGGTATGATAGCAATTTTGACACTGATCCGAACACTGGCGCAGCTTGGACCCCTGGGCATGTTAATATCGGCTATTATGGCATGAAGATCAACTAAGGCCATGAGTGCAAGTGTGGAGATCGGCGCTCTAGTTCGCCAAGGGCTGGTCGGAGGGGCCGGGCTGCAAGTCGGCGGCCTTGTGCGCGAAACCCTATGTTCCCAGACCGTGGTTTATGGGGTTATTGTCGGCGGCCTTGTGCGAGAAGTTTTGGGCTTGTATCTGCCGCCGAGCACGGAGCCAGGGGCGGACGATTATGCCGTTACCGTGGACGCCTCGGGACCTATTCCCGTGCTTAACGTGCCGCCAAGTGTCACGCCGATCTTGCCAGCCCCACCGCCCGGCTTTGCGGTCAAGGTCAGCCTAGTGATGGATACCGTGGTGGGAACGACGAAATCTTTACGCGAGATGAGGGCGCCACAGCAAATTTATCCGATATTTGACATCGAAATCCTATACGAAGAGCTAAAAGACCAAACGCAAAATGAAACGCCGTATGCGCCCTTTTCGGGTTATACACAGTATCAGCAAGTCGTGCAAGATTGGCTGTTCATGTATGGCCAAACGGGCGTATTTGGGTTTGATTGTCCGTGGGACAACAGCCGGGCGAACCAATACTTTGGCTCGGGTGACGGTGTCACCTGGGCCTTTACGGTCTATTATACCTTTGGGTTAAATGCCCAAGCGCTGCTTTTGCCCGTGGGTATGCTGAACCAAGTGGCCGAGGTTTATATCAACAACGTGCTTGTCGATCCGAGTCGATACTACGTTACGCGAAATCAGATCGTGTTTCAGCCCACGGATGCAGAGCCGCTGCCACCGGCCAACGGCGCAAGCCTTACAGCAACCTTCACCTTCTATTACCTTTGCCGTTTTGTGGCCGACGAGCAAGACACCGAGGAGTTTGCCAAAAACCGCTGGACCATCGGCAGCTTGAAGATGAGAGCAAGTCCATGGCTGACGTTGTAACGCAGGAACTTTAGCCGTGGCAACGATCCTACTCGAAGGATTTGACGAGTTTGGTCCAGCGCAGGGCTATACGGGCGTCAGTGCCACTCAGCCGGGCCTAGAGGCCCTGCTCGGCGAAGCTGGATGGGTGATTGAGAGTTTCGGCAATTTTGCCAGCTACGCCAACATACAACCAGGTCTCAGCGGGGCTCCGGGCTATTCGCTATGTGTCGGCGCAACAACCTATGTCGTCAGCGGCGTGGGTAAGACTTTGTCGTCCAGTTATGGGAGAATTATTGGCGGCGTAAGGGTTTGTCCGAACATTGGCCGCGACAACGGCATATTGTTTTACGACGGCACCACGGCCCAATGCTCGATCATAATCCAGAATACCACCGGGCTTGTGGTGATATGCGAAGGCAGTGATGGCACGGTGTTGGAAAGCTCGACGTTTACCATCGGCAACGGCAGTGTGCATTACATTGAATGGGACATTACGTTCAACAACAATGGCTATGGAGGCTGGACTGTTTGGGTTGATGGAGCGCCGATACTTAATGGAACAGGAACGACTCAGCAAAGTTCTAATTCGAGTATGAACACAATTATTCTCGCGAGCTTTAGCAATGATCTCGGCCATTTGGGCGCCGGGTATTGCTTCTTCGACGACTTGTATTTGTTTGACGATACGACGGATTATAACAACCAGGCTTTGCTTTCCAGCCCCGTGGTTGTTACCCAGGGGCCGGCCGAGGATTACCAGACCCAGTGGAACAATCAGGCGAGTATTGTCGGCAATTACTATCCGCAGCTAACGCCTAATTCGGCATCTGTAATTCAAGCAAACCGACTTTATGTCTGTTCCTTTACGCCCGTGGCTAGTCAGACAATTACGGCTGTTGGCGTCACGGCCATAAGCGCTGCCAGTGGCGCCCACGTCATGCCGCTGTTGTTCAGCGATCTTAGCGGCGTGCCAAACGCGCTGCTAAGCTCGGGGCCGGCGGTAACGGGCATTGTTAATGGGACGACAACCTTAGATTTGACTACCGACGTCAGCCTTGTGGCCGGCACGCAGTATTGGATCGGGTTTATGACCGATACGGCTGTAAATATACAACAGTTTGCCTCGGGCGTAAACCAAGGCATTATTTGCACCTATACCTATGCCAGTGGGGCACCGAGCACCTGTCCCTCTGGCACGGCAGGCCAAGCCAGCCTTGTCATTTTCGGCTATTGTGCTTACGCCAGCACGGACTTTCAAAGCCTTAATCTAAACCCACCACAGGGCGATTTGTCATATACGTCCACGGGCTTGACCGGCCCGGCCGATGTGTTTTTCTTCCCGCCTCTGCCCCTTGGGGTCACGAACGTTTACACCGTAGGTCTAGCCTGCAACGCAGCGCTGCAAAGCTCGTCAAGTTTGATATTTAGTTTGGCCATCATTCCGCCGAATGGCACATCAGGCTTTGGTTCGGCATACGATTTTGAGCCCACAACATCGTATGAGTGGTATGAGACTTTCCTTGATGCCGAGCCAGGAACCGACGGTGTTTGGAATGTCAATGACGTAGATCGAGCAATCGTTGGTATGTTAACCAATTCGTAGGTAAAAGCGATGGACAAAGTAACCGTGATGGGTAAGTATACGGCCATATGTCGAGATGCCGAGGGGCATGAGCTTTGGCGCGAGGAGTTTGACAACCTGCTGACACAGGTGGGCAAAGCCCTTTTGTTGGATCAGGGCCTGGCCGGCTCGGGCTATACGGCCGGGGAATACCTCGGGTTGATTTCCAGCACAGGCTTTACTGCCGTCAGCGGTGGCGATACCATGGCCAGCCATGGGGGTTGGGCCGAAGCTGGAAGCGCCAACGTTCCGACGTATTCGGGCAACCGCCAAACCACGGCATGGACAGCGTCAACGCTTAGTGGCAGTCCGAATTACAGCGCCACGAAAAGCCTAAGCGGTGGTTTGACGTTTACGTTCACCGGCTCTGGCACCGTGCAAGGAGCGTTCATTGTGGGTGGAAGCGGAGCCAGTGCCACAGTCGGCAATACGGGTGGCACCCTGTATTCCGCTGGAACGTTCGGCAGCTCTCAACCCGTTGTGGCAACGAATACTCTGACGGTTTTCTACTCGACCACGCTGACGTAAGGCTCAGGTTCACGCTAACGTAAGGCTCAGGTTTTGGCTACACCGACGCTTGATGGCACGGCTACGGGGATAAAGAGCGCAAGCGGCAGTGCGACTGCTACGCTCACGACCTCGGGCGGAAATGATGTCATTTGCGTTCTGACCTATGTGGAGATAGTTAGTGGCAATGCTCCGGCCGTGTCATCAATCACCGCGTCAGGGCTGACCTTTACAAAACGCACGAGCAACGGCGGCAGCGGTAGCACGGCACCGTTGAACCAGATGGAACTCTGGTGGGCCGTGGCTCCGAGTGCCTTGACGGCCGAAGTGATTACCGTTAGCTGGGCCTCGACCTATGATGACGCAGCGATTTTGGCCTTTGGCGTCAATGGCTGCTATACGGCTTCGCCTTGGGACAGCAATGCGAGTCTGCCTTCGAAGAAGCTCCATGCGCCGAGCGCAGCTTGGACCCCTAGCTTTACGGGTATTAGCACGACAAATGCGAATGATTTCGCCATCTTCGCCTGTGGCAATGCTAGTGCTTGGACCTCGCTCGGCACTGTGCCGACAGGCTACACGGCCCTGGGCTATGTCAGCAATAGTGGCGGGACGAATTTCGCCCAGCTTGGTGCAGCATACGAGGGCCTGAGTTCGACTCTAAACAATGCGACGATAACCTGGGGTAGCACCCAAGGCAATGCCCAGTCGGGCGCAGCGCTATTTGACGTCCTGACGTCTGGCGCGCCGCCGATAGTAGTGAGCGGCAAGTCTCCCATTGCCGCATGGGACCAGAGACAGTTAGTAGCCGATCCGGTAGTTTTGCGCAGCACTCGGGCTAGGCTAACGCCCATTTTGGTTCCGCCGCCAGTTGGGGTTCTAGCCGATATTGCGACAACGTCCGATGCTTTGACCGTGAACAAAGGTCAAATTGTTACCTTGGGCGACAATATCGGCAGTTCGGACAGCTATACAATTCTCGGCAACTTTTACGCCGCCCTAAGCGACAACACGGCAATATCTGAGGTTTGGAGTGTTGAAAGCAGTTCTACCGTTAGGTTGAAAGCCGCCGGGCTCGTGCGTAAGACCTTGGCCCTCTACGTTCCGGGGGTTAACACCGGCGGGGTTATACCGACGTTTCCGTCTCTGCCCGAGGGTTTTCCAATCAAGGTCAGCCCGGTGCTCGACACGATAATTGGCACGACAAAGAATTTGCGCGAGATGCGGGTGCCGCAACAGACGTATGCGATATGGGACATTGAAATCAAATTCGAACAGTTGAAGGACCAGACGCAGAACCAAACACCGTTTGCGGCGTTCGCGGGCTATACGCAGTTTCAAGCCCTCGTCGGCCTTTGGCTCAGCATGTATGGCCAGACCGGGGTTTTTGCCTTCAACTGCCCATGGGACAATAGTAGGAGTGAGCAAAGCATCGGCGTAGGTGATGGCACAACGTATCAGTTTCCCGTCTTTGCCACCTACGGCCTGGGCGCCCAAGCAACCCTTGTGCCCGTGGGGTTAATTACCAGTATTCAAGCCGTTTATGTCAACGGCACATTACAAGCTGCTGGGACCTATACGTTTAGCCGAAATAGACTTTTGTTCATCAACGCGAATGGAGTGGCCCTGGCGCCGGCCGCAGGCGCTACGATCGCCTTAACGTTTACGTTTTCGTATCTTTGCCGTTGGACCGAAGACGAACAGGACTTTGAGGAATATAGTAAAAACCGTTGGACCGTGCCAAGCCTGCGGTTTCGGGCGAGTCCGTGGTTGTGATTAGGTATATGCTCTCTAGTGACTGTAGTGTGTATGCCTTCCGCTTGGAGCCTTTACCGTGAGCTATATACAATTCCCTACCACGACGCCAGTGTTCCCGGTCCTGCCTCCGTTGACGTGGAGCGTGCATAAGAAGCCGATCTTGGCGTCAAGGACCACGACGGCAATAAGCGGGCGGGAGACCAAACTAGCATGTTGTGTGTATCCCAGGTGGGAGTTCGTGCTGTCGTATGGCGGCGGCAATAGTTGGCTGAGGGACCAGACACAGAACATTGTCCCGGCGCCAGGCGTCGAGGGCTTCACGGAGCTACAACAGTTGCTCGGCCTATTCTTGCAGTGCCAGGGCTCTTATGGCGAGTTTTACTACACCGACCCAGATGATTGTTCGCGCAGCGCAGTTCCGCTAGGCACTGGTGGCGGCACGAGCGGCGAAACCTTTCAACTCATGGTGCCGTGGGGGACCGGGCCGTTTGCCACGCCGTTTAGTTTTCCCGCCGGCGGCATAGCCAGTCTTGATGCCGTGTATTATGGGGGAAGCACTTACAGTCCGAGTCAATACAACTTGCAGCTTTTGCCCAATGGGTGTTTTGTCAACATCACGGCTGATGCACCAGCGGGCGCCGCTATCACGGCCGATTTCCACTTCTACTACCGTTGTCGCTTCAGCGATGACACGATGAACTATGCGCAATTTTTGGAAAATCTATGGGATGTGAAAGAAGTCCGGTTTGAGAGCGTAAAACCCTAACGGAACGTAACGGAACGGAACCGCAGGCTATGGCCCAAATATCAGCACAGCAGAATTTGAAAGTTAGTCGGCAGTATATCCAGTGGATATTGGCCACTAACCGAGCGATCATGGGCCACCTATACGCGTGGACAAATGTTAACGGTAGTATGGATTATTTTACCGACCTCGACCTTGACATCAACTATGATAATCAAACGTGGAAGTCGGCAAGTTTGCGGTTCGAGGGCCTTCAGCGCAAGATTAGCATTGGGACCGCTGTGGACGAGCAGACCCTGAAGATTTGGGCCGCGCCAGGGGATACGATGTTCGGCGCCAACTTTCTCGAAGGCGCCCAAGAAGGCTTGTTGGACGGCGCATTGGTGGTAAGGTATAGGGCCATTTGGCCGTTCGTTACGGGCAACGCCGCGGTCGATGTGACGAACAATCAGCCCCTTGCCGTGTGGCCGCTGTTTACCGGCTATGTGTCGAGCATCGACAAGGGCGGCGCCAGCCATGTGGAGATGAAGGTCAAGTCGGCCCTGATGCGGCTGAATGTCGATATGCCGAGGAACTTCTACCAACCTGGGTGTTTGTGGACCCTGTTTAGCCAGCCGGGCTGCACCCTGAACCAAAGCGATTACACAATCACGGGCACAATAACGTCCTATACCTCCACGTCACTTTATCTTGGGGGCGGAATACCAAACCCTACGAGCGGCGATGGCCTGCCCACGTATTGCCAAGGCCGGTTGCTCTTCACATCTGGCGTGAACGAGGGCTTGCTCACAATCATGGACTCGAATGATAGCGAAATGCTTCATTTGGCCTATCCCCTGACACAAGCGCCGAGCCCGGGGGATACGGTAAGTTATTGGCCCGGGTGTTCGAAATCTTTCAACACGTGCCAGGTCAAGTTCAACAATACGACGAATTTTAGGGGCTTTGACAAAGTCCCGCCGATCATGGTGAGCACATGAGCGCCGACCCAAGCGCAGAGGTCCGGGCCGCCATTGTGGCCGAGGCCGTGTCGTGGCTTAACACGCCATACGTCAGCAATGGCTTGGTCAAAGGCGCTGGGACCGATTGTGCCATGTTGTTGATCGGGGTATATGGCAACTGTGGCCTCATTCCGAAGGAATTCGACCCTCGGCCTTATCCAGCGCAGTGGCATTTGCATCGGAATGTCGAACAGTATATGGCCCATGTGTTGAATTTTGCCGACGAAGTCCCTGGGCCGCCAGACAGAGCGCCGCTTCCTGGCGACATGGTGATGTTTAAACTCGGCCGGGTATTTAGCCATGGCGGCATAATTACGTCTTGGCCCAACATTATCCATGCCGTGGGCGATGCCAAGGTTATGCGGGAAGATGTGTCGAAGTGCCGAACTGGAAAGAGGGCTTTTTGGTTTGCCGAAAAGCGCTTCTTTTGCGTGAAATCTTTGATTAAGGTCACGGCCTAATGTCAACGCTGTTCGGCTCTACGCCGAAGATCATACCGGAATTTACCGGCCTTCAGGTCAATACGGCCGTCCAGGTCATGCCAATTCCGATCATCTACGGCAGCCCTCGGGTCCAGATCAATTTAATCTACTATAATGGGTTTTATAGCGCCCAGGTGAGTTCGCAAAGCGGCAAGGGCATACTTTCGGGCGGCAAGGGGAGTAAACAGACCGAGTATTTTGCCACCATTATCCTTGCCATTGGCGAGGGCGAAATCACGGACATATTGATTATATACCAGGATCAGGAGGTTTGGACCCCGCTGACATTTCCGAACAACGGCGTAGTGTTCTTCGAGGGCGAACCGGAACAGGTTCAGTGGTCGTATATTAACGATACGTGGCCAGGCGACGGGAGAAATTATCCGTATTTGGCGTATTATGGCTTTTTGAATGCCGAGCTTGACAGCAGCGCCACGGTGCCGCAAATAAACCTGGTGCCGAAAGGGATATTTTACGGCACGAGTCCGTTGAACTTTTCAGAAATTACCATAACTTCGGGCCAATACGACAGCAAAGGTGATCCCCTGTCGTTCATCGGCACGATTATACTTGGCGCCTGTGATGCCGACCCGGCACTTTGCATCTACGATTATTTGACGAATTGGCGCTACGGCGCAGGGTTTCCAGAGGAATTTATCGACACGAGCACGTTGTTTACCTCGGCCAATGGTTATGATCCCGACACAGGCGACACAGCACTGAGCACATTCTGCCAGGCCGTCGGCCTGGCTTGGAGTGTGGTTATAAACAATACCGAAGGCGCTGGCAGCCGCCTAGACCGTTGGTGTAAGAACCTAAACGTTGCGATTGTGTGGAACGGGGCACTGCTGCGGTTTATACCGTATTGGGACAGTTTCTCGGGCAGCAATCCGGGCTATGTTGCAGGCTCGACCACAGGGATGAAGTATTTCTGCCCGTATACGACCTCGGTTGTTACCATAACCATTGACCAAATAATGCAGAGCGAAAGCAAGGACGAGGACCCAATAACCTTCAGCCGAAAAGACCCCTGGGAGGTCTACAACACGGTGCGGCTGGAGTTTATGGATCGGACAAACTTCTTCAACGCCAACCCGGTGGAGGCCAAGGACGAGAGCCTAGTGGAGCTTTATGGCCCCAGGGTTGATAACATGGGCCAAGCAGACGAGTTTACGCTACAGACCTATGCCAACGTGGCCGTGACTATGCAGCTTCGGCGCAATGCTAGTATTCGGCGTAACTTTACGTGGAAAATGGGTCCGCTATGGGCTTGGCTCGACCCAATGGATATTGTCACTATTCCTGATCCGTGCAATTACAACAACCAGATACTTGCGCGGATTATTAGCGCATCGGACGATGAAGACGAGAACGTAACGTTTGTGGCCGAGGAGTTTCCCATCGGTTCTCAAAGCCCGACGACGATCCCCATGTCGCCGACGACACCGCCAAACCAGGGGCCGACGAACTCGCCGCCCAGTCCCGTGTCGAACGTGTTTATGTTCTGCCCGCCGCCGGCAATGCTCACAGCAACCGGGTTTAGCAGCCCGCAGTGGATATTCGGCTGCACGGCGACATACGACAACCAACTCGACACGAACTGGGGCGGCGCTACGATTTGGGTTTCGCTAGACAATGTGAGCTATCAGCAGATCGGGACACAGACCCAGCCATCTACCGTCGGCAGCTTGGTGGCGAACCTGCCGGGTTTCAACGGGGTTAATCCTGACACGAGCGATAGCCTGATCGTCAATCTGGGCGCGAGTGGCGGAAGCCTAAGTTCGGTAAGTGAAACCGCGGCCGCCGCAGGCAACACGTTGCTGTGTCTTCAGGACGTAAGTGGCATAGAACTTTTGTCCTATACGACGGCAACATTGACCGGGCCAAACACCTATGCCCTCACGGGCCTATATCGAGGGTTGTATGGCACGCTGCCGAGGTTCTGGGGCATAGGCTCGGCCGTTATGGCCGTGGGCGAAGGAGCGAACTATTTCGAAACCACGGCCCTGGCGAATTACATCGGCCAGACCTTTTACGTCAAGGCCGTGTCGTTTAATATATTCAACTCGGCGCCGGAAGATCTAAGTTCCGTTGCCGCGACAACGTTTACGTTGACGAACGGCACACCGCTTCCACCTGTGCCGCCGCCAGCCACTACTCCGCCGAGTGCAGGGCGCCGAAGGCAAAACCAGCGTGAAAATGCACCTTCACGCAATGCTAGACGAAAGCGTTAGATCATGGATGGACCTCCAGGTAGTGAAAGCGCGGTGTGGAACGCGGCGCAATGGGTGGCAACTACAATCATCGGCCTGTTTACCTTCTTCTACGGCTTGTTTATGAAAAACATAAGCGACGAGATGAAGGATGTGAAAAGGCGGCAGGATGTTATAGCCCGAGACGCAGCAGAGGGCGCGATCGAGGGCGACAATAGCCTTCGGCAAGACATAGCTGCAATACGGATAAAGTTAGAACAGGTTGTTGCTCGTGACGAGCTTATACGGCTGCAATACGCCATTGACGAGGACCGCAAACAGGCCGCCCAAGACCGGGCGAACATTGCGGTTATGATGGCGACGAAGCACGAGCTAGAGCGCCAACTCGACAAGCTGTATACTCGGCTGATGGATAATCTGCACAAATAGGAGAAATGATGTGGAACAGAACTTTGATGCTTTCATTGCGTTCGTGTGGCCCGAGAACGGTGGGTTTGACAGCCCAAAGCAAGGGTATCATGTGACGCCGGGGGACAGCGGCGGTGGCACCAAAGGAGGGGTTATTGAGGCTACCTGGGCCGCTCAGGTGCGCCAAGGGGAGGTTACGGGCACCCTGACCAATGCCTCCAACGCGCAGCTTGAAACGGTTCTGCGCAACGTGGCTTGGGGGCCTGTATGTGACGCCCTGCCGGCCGGCGTGGACCTTCTCGTGGCCAACGGCCGAATGATGACCGGGGCCTATGGCACGATCTTGCAGCAGTGCCTCGGGCTCGTGGGCTTGGCCGTAGACAACGACATTGGGCCGGAGACCTTGGCCGTAGCGCTCAAGGCCGATCCTGTGACCCTGATCCATGCCCTGCACGGCAACCATTATCGGTATCTCGCGGGCCTAAGTTCTTGGGCCGAGTTCAAGAACGGTTGGACCACACGGCTTATTGCGGCCGTGGATGCAGCACTTGCCGTGGCGGGAACACCGGCCCCGGTCAAGACGGGCTGAAGTCAAGCCTGAAGTCAAGTCAAAGGAAAGGAAAGGACATACCATGAGCCAGACGACAAGCCCGGCAAATACTGCTGCCGGAACCGTTACGTCAAGCAATGTCAGCGAGCCGCCGCTGTTCAGCTTGGCAAATGCCGTGAAGAGCCCCGGCTCGACATGGAGCGGTGTGGCAAGCATCCTGACGGTGTTAAGCACCGCGATGGCGGGCGGTTTGCCGACAACGAGCGCCGGCTGGATCACCTTTGCCGTGGCCATATTGACGGGCCTGGCGAGCGTGTTTTCCAAGGCCGGAGGGAACAGCTAAGGCTGACCCTAATGGCCGGGCCATTTTGTGGGACATGGCACTAGGAGGGCGAAGCCGCCCTCCTAGCTGCGCTGCCGTCGTTTAGCGAAATATCCAAAGAAACATGATGATGCAGGTTACGACCGCGGTGGCCCGAATGAGCCAAGAGAGTAATTGGACTCGGCGCAGGAAACGGTGATGTTCGGCCAAATTGTGGCTGTATACGTTCCGCATGACGAGGGTTCCTTTCGGTTAGAGATATGCTATACAGTGACTGTATTGTAGATGCCTTTTTACACACTACCCAAGGTTCCTTTAACCACGAGCTGCGGCACCCACTCGTCGGGATAAGTGCCGCGGCGTATATACCCCGTCTTTTCTGCCACGTCAATTAGCCGGGCGATCTTGTCGCTCGGAACGCGGGTGTGTAAGAACTCATAAATTTCCGACGTGGGCAAAGGTCTGCGTTTGTCCATGGCGACGCTGCTATATTTGCGATACAGATGATAGTGTAGGTCGGCAATAAGTTGAGCGTCGGATTTTAGGCCCATTGCGCGGAATATGTCCGGCATGGTTTTCTCGGCATCAAGCAGCCAGTCTTTGGCCCGTTCGAAATCGTCAACCGTGACGATGAGTTCGCCTGTGCAACGGCTAACGGCACTAATCATGGCGAGCTTGATGACGTGGACCGCTCGGCGGCCGTTGTAGTGGAACAATTTGCTGTGCGTCGGGGCGGGCGGGCAACCTGCCGTGTTCCAAGCGTTGATTTCATCGACGGCGTTTTTGGTCCACTGGAACTCGCCCTTGTATTCGAAGACTTCGAGGAGCCGGGCGGCAAGTGCCGAGGCTTTAACTTCCCGCCGCGAAAATAGGTCTGAGGGCGGGGCCTTGTCGGCATAGATCATAATGAGCCGGGACGTGAAGCCCATGCCCCAGGCTTCTTCCGGCAAAAATGTGCTGAGAAAATCCGGTTGTGTGCCAGCAAGGATGACGAGATACGGTTTGTTGATTTCGATTATGCCGGCGGTTCGGCGTTCTTCCTTATAACTCGGCGGATTGTCGTATATGTGGTTGAGAACCGAAAGGAACTCAAGATCATGGTGGGTGAAGAATATGCCGAACTCAGAACACGGCACAGCCATGGCGCTGAAGGTTAGGGCCGTGCTCGTGCTGGTGATGATAGTGCGCAAGGCTCGGCTTAGGCTGTCGATCAACGCCGCTTTCGTCACATTGTCCGGGGCAAGGTTTAACCCTTTAATACGAGACCACAGATCGCGTATCGGTTTGATGGCATTAGTCTTACCACTGGCCGGAGGACCGACAAGGATTGTAAAGAGGTTTGGGTAAATGGGGCCGGCTGAGCCGGTGGTGAAGACCTTTCGTTCGAGCGCGCCGCTAACGGCCGTGATGGCGGACCAAAGGCGGTAGATTTCGGGGCTTGGGACATCTTTTGTCTCCGTCACATAGCTGTCGATAAAGTCAAACGCCAATGTTCCCGTCCCTGGTTTATAGCCTTGGTCCAAAATACGGTCCTATTCCGGTTTGAATTTACGCAAACCATTTACGTTCCGTTCTGGTGTGCCTTTCTCCTCGTCCGCAGGAATATAATTGCCCCAATTCATGCCGTGCTTGGCCTCGGTCGGCACGGCAAAGACACGCCCATTGGGAGCGCGAAGCTCGACGCGCAGCCGGCTCTGTATCCGGGGGATTATGTCCCGAGGTTTAATGTCAAGTGGCACTTGGAAGTAGATGGCGTCGTGGACTTGGCCGAGAAGCTGGACGTCAGGTTCGTAACGCCAGACCCGCCACATCCCAAGGTTGAGATTATCGGCCGTTGCCGCAGCCGCAAGGAAAGCCAAGCCTTTGCGCAGCGTTTCGTCCACATTAGTCCGGTCGAAAAAGTCACGCTTGCGGCCATGAATACTGACGAGTTGGCGCTTGCGCTGAAGCTCGGCAGCGGTCCAGGCGTGCCACATTGGTAGGGCGGGGAAGCCTTCGAAATACTTGTCCTGAAACGCCTCCACGAGTCCCATCGGGATGTGGATGAGCTTGCTCAGTGTCGGAGCCTTGCCCATGAAGTTCGTTCCATGGCCGAGCTTTTTACAACTATCCCTGTAGGTGAAGTGGCGGTAGAAGGGCTGTTCGGCAATAGCTTTGTCCTTTTTTAAATCGCCGTTCCAGGGCAGTTCCGGCCACGTCATTCGGGCCACGACGGTATGCAAATCGCCGGACTCACAGGCGTCAAGATAGGTCCAGTCGTTGAATAATAGGCCGAGCATGAAGCCGACCATACGGCTGTCGCTTTGCGAGGCGTCGATGCCGCAGAGGTAAAACCCAGGATCGGGAATTAGGATGTGGCGAAGACTTTCGGTGATATTTTGTAAATTTGTCCCAGTGCCCGTGGGGGACTTGGAGCTTGAGAACCGAGCACTCTTTGTGCCCCCAATGTTATAACTCGTCCGCATCCGCCAATCGGGATCGACTTCGGTTTCGAGAACCTGGAGGGTCTTTTGCAGGTCTCGGTGCTGGAGGACCGAGCCGGCGATCAGCCGGGCTTGAAAATAGTCCTCGATCTGTTCAATTATGCTCCGGTCCATAGGAAACTTCAACTCGCCCTTGACCCAGGCTTTGATCTCTGGTATGCCGAGCCTGCCGTAGAATAGTTCCTTGAGCTGTTGGCCCGAGTTTGGGTTTAGGCCCTTGTCCCACACGGCATGAGCAAGGGTGTCGATAACATGGTCCATGCGGGCGAGTTGGGCTTTGGTGGCGTTTATGCCGTCCTGGCGAGCAAAGGGGTTGACGCGCCAGCCCCGCAGCATCATTTCGAGCACGGGACCTTGAAGCGCGAGTTCGAAGCTATACGCCGGCTCGGCCTGTGGGCGCTGTTTACTAATCTCGTGAAAGATTTCATGCGTCAAACAACAATCGAGCGCGTTGTAGGCTTGCTCCGAACCCGTGTCTGTGTCGAGTAGATGACTGCCGACGAGCATAGTGCTTAGGCCCTTCCTGGTTTATGTGATTGGCCCGAGAGCCTAGCCGCTGTCTCTTTCATCATGGCAATGGTATCGGCCCGTTCACAGTTCGACAGGTAATTACACCGTTTGTTGTTGCCAAACTTGCTTACGAGCAGGACGAAGCCGACTTCACGGGCAGCGCCAACCTTTTCGCCGTTGAACAGCTTGTCGATATAGATGGCGAGTTCGTTCATCTTGGCCCGAAACTCGGCCTCAATCGGAGCATCTGGCATTACATTAGTTCCCTGAGTCTTTTGATGAAGCTGTCAAGTTCGGACTTGGTGTTATATTGCTTTTGCGCCCGAATACGCAAATGCTCGGCCATCGTGATGCGAAATTTGCGATACCAAGGGCGGTTATTTTCAGCTTCCGCCGAAGCAACAAGTAGCTTGCTGTCGTCGGCATAAAGCTTTGCGAGCCTATCCATGTCCGCGATTATGGCGTTGAGTTCATGCTGAATGTCGCTCAAAGCGGTCATGGTTTCCATCCCTTTTGTTCGAGTAAGAGCTTGATTGCCGGCTCGGGCGGTTGCCAGCCTTCTGGCTTGAGGATTTTGCCATCGGCACGCCGAACGACTTCGCCAGTGTCGGGGTCAACCTTGGCCATGTTAGTGCGCTGGACTATCTGCCAGACAAGGTGGCCCGGTATGCCGAGGCGGAGAAGGAGGCCGGTGATGACGTAGATGGAGTCGATGGCGGCGTCGGCCACGGTGACGAGGTCCTGCGGCGCGTTCCGCAGGGTTGGTAGCAGTTCCTTGTTGACTTCTTCGTCAATGAGCCGAATGGCGAGTTCAAGCTCAGCCTGAGGGACGAGGCCGGGCGTGTCTCGCATCGGCACATTGCAGGCTTGGTTAAAGGCATATACGTCGGCTATGCAGACGTTCATGTTCCGTTTCCTTTTTGTTCAGGGTTTGTGCTTTTTCCGCCGACCTAAACTATGGCGCTATCCTTCGGCTTGATCGAGGGTTTTGCTTACTATCTGGCCGCAAGCGACGCAGAACTCATAGACGCCCAGGCCGCCGCCGGCAAGGCCATAGCCCATTTCAAAATTGGGCCAAGGGCATTCCGACATCTGGCATGGCGTGGCTTGGCCGCAATCGGGCAGGCCAGTGGCTTTGGTCTCGGGCATCTGGACCGGGGCGGGCGGTGGTATATCGCTCATGGCCGAAGGCTTTCGTCAAGGTCCCGAAGCCAAGGTAGTTTGTAGTCGAACTTTGCAATTCGGCGTTTTTCGATAGCTTCAAGATCAAGGCCGAAGCGAGAAGTGGTGAGGGCAATTAGGGCGAGAACATCGGCAATTTCGTCTTCCAATGCCCTGCGGTTAGGCTTGTGTGTTACTGGCTCGATTTTATCCAGCCCGCCCTGGATGATGCACCGAGCAGCAATACCTGCTAGTTCGTTGGCTTCCTCTATTAGTTTGCCGAGGCAAGCCACATCGGCAAAGTCGGCCATGGGAACCCACAGGCTATATTTGTGGGTGGGTATATCGTCGGTTTCCATCAGAACACATTCCCTTGCTGTTTTTCCGTTTGAGCCTGCCGCTCAAGCTCGGCGTATTTCGCCGCCTGGGCCTCCATGTCGTAAAGTTGGGGGCCGAGGCCGGCGGCTTTGAGCTGGTCGATCGAGGCGAAGAGTGTGTCGCCCATAATGTCGGCTTCGCACTCGACATAGCGGTAGCTGGCGGGATGGTTGTTGGTCAGCCACGAGGCGACATGAGCGCGAGCGGCGTCTTTGGTAGCAAAGGCCACGGCATAGGGGTTTCCACAGGTGTCAAGCCGGGTCCAAAAGGACATACCCATGGCGTTGCCGAGATATACGCCAAGGGGTTCGCAAGCAATGACGTAGGCTTTAATTACTGGCGGATTGTTGCTCATGGTTATTCGTCCCGCTTGAGGTTATTGCCTTTTCCGCTCATGGTTTTCCAGGCAATTTCCGAGGAATATATGCTGCCAAGGAAGCCGAGACCTTTGAGCATTTCAGGATACAGGGCGTGGTGCAGGAGCATGGTGTCTTCGCGGCACATGGTTGGCCGATAACCCCGGCGAAGCAAGTGCGTGAGGTCATATATACCGTTTTGGAAGATTTTCGGCACAGGGCGCTTGAGCAGCGCATCGGCCAATTTAACAGCTTGGACTTCTTCCCTCGGCGTAGACCAATAGCTGCCACCGGGCCGATCAGCGTCGAAGAACGGAATAACGAGGGCGTCGTGGGGCGAACGGGCGAAGCCAATCATGGCGATTTGGCCATGCAAATAGCTCGGGCTGGCGCCGATCATAACCTTCGGGTTTTCAATATCGACTGCGTAATAGTCTGCCGGGCGCTGGGACCATTCGGCTATTTCGTCAAGTGTTGGGTTGATAGTGAGCCAGCGCTCAATCCGACGGACTTCTTTGAATTGGGCCTCTGTGGCGGCTTTTTCGAGGTCTGTGACGACGATGGGCCGGAGGTTCCACTGGCGCAACACGGCGGCCGGGTGATAGGTCGGCAGGACCTTGACGCCAAGGTGGGGGCTTGGCTTAATCGTGCCCCGCAGGGCGCTGATCTTGATTTCCTGCAACAAGGCCCAACATGCCGTGTTGCCGAAGGCAATGACAAGATTGGGTTCGGTGTCACGAACGGTCTGCCACAGGTTTTCAACGTGGTGGGCGAGTTCGGTTCGCACCCATTTGCCCCGGCCATAGGCCGGCAGATGTTTGGCCACGTCGTCTTTAGCGCCGCCGAAGAACAGGGTTATGTCGTTGTCCGGCGGCCGGGCGTTGAACACATTGGCAATGGCAATACCGTGCTGCGCCTGTGCCTTGCGCCAGAACGCGATCATTTCGAGTTCCGAGGCATAGGTCACTGGCGCCTGCGGCAAGAGCCCGGCTTCGAATAGCATTTTGCCTAGTTCTTGGCCCGAGGCGCCAACGAAGGGGTGCTCGAACAGGGCTTCACGGGCGCCGTAGGCTTCGCCGACAATTAAGACCTTAACCTTAGCCATTTCCTTCGGCCTTAGGTCGAGTTCAGCTTCGATCATGGGTCGAGGCCCATTTCCAGCAAGGCGGCAACGGTTTCCGCGGCCCGGCCTTTGGCCTCGTCGAGAGTTTCGAACGAGCCATAGCACCGAGGCGTTTCCACTCGCCGGTGGACGTGGAACGGATGGCCACCGGGGCAGTGGATGATGAAGACCTTTGTGTTGACGAGGATGAGGACACCGGGTTCGGGGGCTTCCCACTTAACCTCTGTTTGGTCCATGAGCTTAGTCCTGTGGTTGAGGATTGACATTAGCGCGGCCGAGAGTTACGTTTTCCGTCACCCTGACCATGGCGTTCGGATAGGCCCAGATTTCGCCGGCATGTGGCGGGTCACGTAAGGCTACGACCCAGATTAGATCGTGTTCTGGCCCGTAGTCGATGACAAGCAGACACATGCCGGGACCTTTCGGCGTCAGCATGGGTATGGGTGAGCGAAGCTCTGTGATCACGAGCTAGTCCTCCGAGTCGTCTTCGCGGTTATGGTTCCAATTCTTTCAAAAGGGCGTTGCTGGCGGCCAGGGCTTCGATTAGGCGCTTTTGTGCGCCGGGCGATAGCGGCATGGCGCAGAAGTCTTCGACGGCAACGACGAGGTCTTGGTGGACCTTTTCCACCCGATTTAACAACGCTATTGCATCCATGATGACTTGGGTGGCGACCACGGCAAGGCTCCTAGTCTGGATGTTTGGTGCCGTGGATTTCCTGCCACCGCTTGATTTCTTGCACACGTTTGCGGGCCGAGACGATCTTCGGATGGTCGTAGCCAAGGTGCTGGACGGCTATGGAAATCCAAAGCTCGGCGACGACGGCAGCAAAGCGATCACGAGCCAGGAGTTGAAAGATGGGTTCGTGGCGAAATTCTGGCCTAGTCAGCCGCCAATCGACGCCTTCGTATTCTTCGGCCGAAGTCTTCGATGTCATTTCCCGCTCAAGTTCCTTCGGGGTCATGGCGGGTTTATACTTCGACGGAACGGCGGGCTCAGGGCTTGGCAAGGCGCCCGGCAAGGGCACTAGCTTGCCGTCAGTCATTTGAGCCGTGACGAAGCTGTCGTCTTTTACCACACAAACGAGAACGTCCCCTTCTTCAAGGCAGGCTTCAACATCAGCCCGATCAGGATTGGGGCCATACTTCATGCCGATAGAACTGAGGTCTCCACCATTCGGCGTTCCACCAGCCCAAAGGACCATACCAGCGGCGAGGGCTTCATTCATGGTTTGCGGCATGACTATTCACTCCGAGACAGTTGGCCGGCTTGGCGCAGTATGCGGGCTTGGAGGGTTTTGCTGTTCGCCAGGTTGGCGTAGCTTGGGTCTAGTTCGAGGCCGAGGACAGATTTGGCCCCGAGGTCTTCGGCCGCGCGTAGTGCCGCGCCTGAGCCGCAAGTTGGATCAAGGACCGTTGTAGTTTCATCAACGAGCATTGAAAGAAAAACTCGAAGCATAGGCTCGGGCTTTTGGCTCGGGTGAATTTTGTTCCCGACAGTAGGAGCGCCGTAAGAGTTTTGGCCCGGACGGGCAAGGGGACGTTTGCCGCGCACGGCGAGCAGGGCTGTGTCATACGTCCTCCGAGGATAGGTTACGGCATTGCCAGGCACGACACCGCGGCCGCCGCTGCCGCCTTCGGTCTTGTGCCAGATCAGCGGGTGATCGTGGACGAACAGGCCCGCTATGCGGAGCCGACGAACGGTTTCGGTGTAAAAGTTCATATTGAACCAAAACATCAAATGGGCACTATAGCTCATGATCCGATCGAGATTGGCTGTTAAGCCGTCCAGCAGGTTCCAGTAGATTTCCTCGTGATTGTCGTAGAAGTCTTCCGCGTCCGAGGCGTTTCCTGCCATGGCATTTCGGCTATCGTCGCCGCGATAGTTTCCGTAGGGAAAGTCACAGTGGATTAGGGTGAACTTCGGGCCGTTGTATGCCGCGGCCCATTCGAGGAAATTGGCACAGATTACTGGGTCTTGGGGCTTCGGCGGCGGCGCAGCAGCAACCACCGGAAATACCGTGGTGCCGGTTTGCAAAGTCACGACATTCGTGGCCGTGTCACCAGGGGTTTCCGAGGGGGAAATTTCAGCCGATGGTGGGGGCGGCGGCGTATCGTCTAGGATGGATATGGCGGACAGGACGGTAAAATCGTCTTGAGACGATGACGTGGCCGTGGTGGCCTGGCCTGCGGCGCCAAAGATGGCGGCACCATTTGCGATAATGTCCGAGACGATGCTTTCGGCCTTACGCTCGGCGAACCGCGAAAGTGTATTATATGCCTGTTCGATGCCTTCGACGTGCGCTATGCGAGGGGAGTCGATTGCCTCGAATACCCGAAGGATTTTGTGAAACTGCGCCTGCGACAGAGCAATGGCGCTGCATGTTTGGCCGATGGTCCACCCCTCGTGTTTGGCCTTGTAGAGAGCGTGTATGCGGCCGACGCTGCGCACATGGTCTCGCCAATGGAGTTCCTTGCGCTTGATATTTTCTTCGAGTTCGATAACCTCGGCCTCTTCGTCCGATATGTTATACATCACGCGAACGGGAACGGATGCTAGGCCGACCTCCATCGCAGCCGTAAGCCTCCGTTCGCCGGCGATAAGGACGAGACCTTCGGTGGGGACTTGGCGCACAACGATGGGTTGAATGACGCCCGTGGCTCGGATTGACGCTTTGAGGTCTTCAATATCGCTTATGTTGACTTGGCGCTGCCGGCTATCGCGGCGGACTATGATCGACTTCGGATCAACAAGAGTGTCCTGGTGCATGGTTGTCCGTTTCCTGTGGGTAGAGGGTAGCGGAAGGCATATAGGGTCTAGTGACTGGAGTGTATATGCCTTTTTGTCCTTGGGGAGCCGAACCATTGGTCCGACTCCCTGCGGATAGTCTCTGCGGATAGTCCCTACGGATAGTGCTAGTCTTTGGCGGCGACGATGGAGCCGATGTCGTTGTAGGTCTCGGTCCCTTCGTCATTATCCCGCGTCGTCACGGCGAACAGGACACGCTGGCCGCGAAGATCAGGGATACGCTCTTCGAACGGCCGACCGTCTTTGCCCAAGACGGAGTCGAGCATGTCACCCAGGCGATAGAGCGAGCCCGGGGTGATGTAGAAGTCCTTGCGAAGCTCCTTCCGTGTCAGGTCGATACCGTCGTTGGCGCCGACAGGAACGTCGTCGGTTTCCTCGGTGGGTGTAATCAGCACGCGAAGATATGGGGTTTGTTTTTGCCGACTGGTGCCAAACTCAGTGCTTTTGATGTCGCCGATGTAGTGGCCTCCGGCCAGGGCGCGGGGACGTTCGACGGTTTCCGAGGTCTGTTGGAGAAGTGAACGGAATGTTGAGGCGCTCATGATGCTTTGTGCTTTCAGTTGTAGTGTGTGGTAAGTGACCGACTAGGTAGGCTAGGCGGATGCAGCGGCCGGTGAACGCTGGTCCGAAGGTTTGGCCACGCCGGGCGCGGTAGGCGCCGCACGACGAGCCGCAGGGGCGATGGTTTCCATAAACGCTGGCGGCAGGGGCGTGGATGTGATGGCCGAGAAGATTTCGGCCAAACCACTGGCCACGTTGTATTCACGGTTGAGGAAAACGCTGTTCTTTGCAATCACGCCGCCGGTGGGGACGGTGGTGATGACGCGGCGAACGCTTTCGCCGGTCCCGTCGGCCTTGACCGTGAAGCTGTCGTTGAAGTATTTGCCCATTTGGGGCGAGAGGGCGCGGCCAATCGCTGACGGATAGCCGTCAGATGCCATGGCGGCGAGTTCGCCAGCACCTTCGACGTTGGGCCGTCTCGCCACGCCTGCGTTTTCCTCGACCCAGGTTATGTGCGAGATTACGATGATGTTGCACGGCACAATGCCTGCGGTCAGCATTTCAAGCAAACGGGTGAGCTGGCTCTGGGCTTCGCCGATATCGCGCTGGTAATCGTAGCCGCTGTCGCGTGCGCCGAGCCGGTTGTTCATGCTCTGGCTGAAATAGTAAGCGCATTTGGCCAAGGTCGAGAAGCTGTCCAGCACCAGAACGTCCTTGGAACCCCAGGTGTAGATCGAACCGAGGTCAATTCCGCCTTCCTTCCAGCCGTCGAGCATGGTCACAACGGCGGGCCAGGCTTTGGCATCGGTTGGCGCAAGGAGGGTTTCGCTCTTCGTCCTGTTGCCGTCGCCTGGAAGTTTGATCGTGATGGTGCGGAGCTTCATTGCCGTGTCGATGGAGACGTAGCGCACGGCATGGTTGAGGTCGATGCCTTGTTGGGCGATATAGCGGGCATACGGATAGCGTGGGTCCGTCAGCAGGCTCCGCAGGGGCCTTATGCCCTTGTCAGTGTCGATGATGCGCAGGTTCCAGCCCGCAGCCACGAGCGAAGCTAGGGAGCCGGTTTTGCCGCTGCCAGTTTTGCCGATGAGTAAGACCTTGGCGGGGCCGGAAACGTCGTCGAGAATTGAGCCCATGAGTTTAGCTTTCGGTTGGGTGGGTGGGTTTTAATGCGAGGTTAAATCTCACGGATACGGAGTGGGTCCCAGGTCCGCTTGTGGAACAGGCCGTCGAGTTGCTTTTGCCTTATACTTGGCGAACAGGCGCACACGACACGGTATGGACAGCCGCCGTATTGTTGGCAGGATGTGTCGTTCATCGGCCAATAGTCCGCCTCGACATAGGTTTCGTTCTGGCGGATGTAGATCATGGCGTCTTTGGCCCACTCTTCGAGTTGGGGCTCGGTCCGTGGGATTTGCGACCTTTGGAAACGGGTAAACGTCACGCCAACTTGCGCCGCGTCGATGATGATGCCGGCAATAGGTTCGGGCGATATTATGCGGCCGGCGAAAGCATATTGCGAGACTTGGTTGTTGGGCGAGTATTGGGCGAAGTATTTCTCGTCCAGGGCCGACTTTGTGGTTTTGAAATCCGTGATCCAGGCGCTGCTGGCGAAATTCACCTTGCGGTCGAGGTAGCCGCAGAGCAAATAGTTTTCGTCGGTTAGGTGGCTGCTTATGCCGAGATTGATGCGGAATGAAAGCTCCACCGCCGGCTTGCCGTCTGAGTTGACATGGGTTTCGAGGTTGTCTTCCGAGAACTTGTCAAGATACCAAATAACGCTGCGCAAGAGTGTTTCTCGGTTCTTTGTCGGCTCGTCGTTGGTCCACGGACGACCAAGATCGTATTGCCAGGTGTTGTGAAGCAGGTAACGAACAGCGCCGAGTGTTGCCGTTTCGTGATCTTGACCACTGGCTTTGAGTTGATGGTAGGTGACAAGGGCATTGTTGTATTCCGTGCCAAAGCGTAAGTGTGGGCTTTCACCCGAGCCGGTATAGCCCATAAGGATATTATATTGGTAATACCGAGGGCAGCGCTTAAGGGCACCAAGCGAGGTCGAGTCCCACGCAAGCTGGAGCCGGGGCTCGATGGTTGAAAAGCTCAGACGATGTGGGGCCTCTTCGGCCACTGATGTAATGGTCATTGCCTTTTGCCTTTGAGTGCACCTTCGTATTGGGCGAGCATACCCTTGTCCTCAACATCGGGCAAGATGTTGCCTTCGGCATCAAGCTGTGCGGCGGCCTGGACGAGAATGACAGGCTTGTCGCCTTCGGGTGTTGCCCTGGCTAGACCCACAAGGTTGCTGGTCATTTCGATCATGCCGTTGTCGAGCTGCTTCGGCGGAACGTAGCGGTCTTGGCGGATCAACTCGGGTTCGCCCCAAGTTGGGTCCCACTGTTGGAGCATACGGCGAACTATCGCCACTTCCCGTAGGTAGAACTTGTACGTGGCGGCTATGATGAAGTCGTCATATTGCGCATTTGTCATCACACGGGACTCATGTGGGCAATGGACCAAAGGCGGTGTTCGCCTTTTTCTAGGTCCGTGCCAGAGATCAGCCAGCACGGCACGGGGTGCCAGTCGGTCAGGCCCCAGAACGGGGCGCCGTCGAACAGAATGTGCCGAATGGCTTTGCGGCCCTGCCAATTCGTGTAGTTGACATAGGCCATGACGCCGGGCGCTAGGATGGCCACTTGGCGCAGGGGCCGGCGAGCCTCGGCATCGGGTTTGAAATCGACCTTGGGTTCTTCGTGCTTTGGCACAAGGGTTTCATCAGCCATCAGAACATATCTCCCAGGGCTTGTGCGGCCTTGATTGCGTCGGCAACAGAAGTTGGCGGCGGTCCCTTCGGCTTGCCTTGGCCCGGCGGTGCCTTGGGCCGAGTGGTTTTGTTCTGGCTTTCGATTATAAACCTGGCGCGTTCCTTCCGGTAATAGGCCACGGTGATGGCCAAGTCTTCGTCCGATAGGTCGAGCGGCGGGGTGTTCATAATCTTGTTGATCCGCTCGGAAATCAGGAGATTGACCGAGTCGGTATCGGCTTCCGCCAGGGGGCTTATGCCGTCTTGTGGGGCGAGAGGATTGGGTTCGGTGTCGGACATAGAGGTTTTCCCGAAATACTATGGTGTGTGGGTGTGTGGCGGTAACGGGTTTGCGAGCGGCTAGACTTCACGGCTTCGTGATTTTGATGGCGGAACGATTTGAAGATCAGAATAGAACCGAAGCATGTCCTCAAGCTCGTTAATTCGGCCGTCGAAGCGGGCCTTGCCGGCGGCGCCACGACCAAAGGCTTCACGCTGCTTCGCCAGGGCGTCAATCCGGCGATTAAGGTCGCTTAGGATTTCGAGCCGAAGCTCTTCCGCCGTCCTGGCATGGGTAATATAGGTCATTGGATGTTGTCCGCGATAGGTTCGGCCTTCAGCACCCGCATGAAGTCTTCACTCAGCGGTGGCAATGCCGTTTCCTTCCGGTCGATTTCCTCGTTCGCTTTCGCTTCGACCTGTTTGATGAAAGTGCGAATGATGGACCGGATGGTTTTGTTGACGCCGAACTCGGAACCATACTGGCGCCGCAGTTTCTCCAGATCGGTTTTGTATATCCGAAGCTGGATGGCGACGAGTGGCTCGTCCGTGATCTTGGGCATCACATTAGGTCCGAGAAGTTGACGGTTGGATCAGCAGAAACGTTGGACCGAAGTATCCAAACTTCGTTTTCCGTGTCGTCTGGCGAGGCCCGGACTTGGAGGTTGGCAAATTCCGGGTCTCCCCATTCCTTGCGGAAACGATAAAGGGTCTGGCGCATCTTCGTCGGATTGTTGGTTGCGACAACGATGCCGGTGGGCCGAGCCGCTGCCATTTGTAAAATGGTCAGGCATTGTTCCGTTGTTGGCGTAAACACTAGGATGCTCCTATGGCGAGGTTGGCCGCCCGATAGCGGGCTTCGACGCGGGCACGAGCGCGTTCGACGAGTTGGGGCATGGCATCGACAAGGGCGCGGGCGTGCATGTCCAGGCCCTTGGGCTGCGGCAAGCCTTCGGCTTCCATGCGGCTCACGATCATGGCCCGGGCGATGTCGAGCGCTTCGACCAGGACTGGATCGTCGTCATCGTCATCTTGGGCCGTGGAGTATGGACCGAGAGGCTGGGCCGCAAACTCTAGGGCTTTGGCTTGGATGGTATCGTCGTCCTCGCCTTTTTCCTTGAGGTAGCGGAGCCGGGCGGCGATACGCTTGAGCCAGATGCGATGGAGGACTTCGGTAAACTCTGGCTCAATTATATCGCCTGCGCGCCAACGGATCGGCAGGTCCATGGGGCGATTGTCGATAAACACCGTTGGCACCGTTATTCTCCTGCGGATGGTGTGGGTAGGATTTCGATTGACGGACACTGGCGCTTGCGCAGCACGACCTCGTTGTCGTCAAGCGTGATGGACAGTTCTAGGCCGACCTCGTTGGCCCGGCGGAAACTGTATATTGCAAAGCGGAAGAGCCGAGCTTCTTCTGCCGAGCCAAGGGCAGCTTTGGCGAAACCCGTGCGTTCGGCGAGCGCGATGAGTTCGCGAATAGTAGCCATTGGCCAGACGTGAGACAAGGGACGAACTCCTGCGGATAGTCCTGCGGATAGGTTAGGCTAAAGGACGGGGTTCTCGAACCGGACCCGAGGTTTGCCCTCGTTCGAAACGGAGAATTGGACCGCAACCGTGCGATCGACCGGGATGGTATTGGTTTCGCGCAGTTGCTTGGCAAATTCCTTAGGAATGTAGCCGAGATGCCACTGTTCCTCCTGCAAGACGTGGTCGAGGGTCAGGCCGCACTTCGGCAATTCTTCCTCCAACTGCGGATGGGCAGAGGCGGGGATACATTCCGACACGATCCAGACTGCCACGGCATTGGCGTCGGCCGGGTTATCGGGTTCGGCGCTGAGGAACAGCGGGGTGCCAACGGGCAGGGCGTTGACAATGGCCAAGGCGGGCGGACGATAAAATCCGCCGACGATGGGAAGCGTATAGTGTGACATGGTGGTGGGTTCCTGCGGTTGGATGGGTGGGGGTTAAAATAAATCGGCAAAGGCTTGGGCGGCAGCAGTCAATTCGGCCGACAGTGCTGGGGCCGGCCTTGGCGAAGGTTTGACCGTAGGCTTGCGGTCTTGCCAAGGCTTGCGGTCTTCCCAGCCGAAGTATGCCGCCAGCGTTTCCTCGGGGTCCATGGTGTAGCAGTCGAAGAAGTCACGAAGCTGGTTCGTGGGTAAAATTATGTGCTTGCCGCTAAAGCTGTTGGGATGGCCCGAGTCAAGTTCGCGTAGCCAGACGCTCAGACGAACTTGGCCTTCGGCCACTGGCAGAACGCTGATGGTTGGCAGCGCTGCGCCGTCGAGACGGAGGGCCGGGACGCCCGAAGGCTGTTTGGGTCGATCAGGGTCAAAAAAGCGCACGGCACGAACTCCGATTGCGGAAGGCCAATACTACAATGGTCCAGCGGTGGTGGCAAGGGGCAGGAAGGTGTATATAATCTAGTGACTGGAGTGTATATGCCTTCCCGCCTTGACGTTAGAATACGTCTTCCGAACCTGAAATTGCGTCCACCGGACCGCTGATGGATGTGGTTTCCCAGGTCGGCTCAGGGGGTTCCTGCGCTGGCTCGATGCGGTGCCAGAGCGCCAGGCTGGGCTCGAGGCGTTGCATCAGCCGAACGATCAGGTTTTCCTTTTTCCACTGGTCCCACGGCGTGTGTTGGAAGTGGGCGCTGAGAATGCGGTGGAATACGCTTTCGTCTTCCAGAACCGAAGGTGTGACGAACAATATACCGTCCGACAGGATGTGGTCGTCTTCCTCGGGGCCTTGGTCCCCCACGCGGATTGAGGTCCAGGCGGGGGTGATGCCGAAGGCCATCAGGGCCTCGTTGACCTCGGCAATGATGGTCCGTTGCTCATCACTCATGGCCAAGGCTTTGGGCAAGTAGTCGGTAGCGAACAGGGTGCGGGCGCGGTGTTTGGCCGTGTTGTTCAGCCTTTCGTTGTATTGCTTAAGACGGATTGCGTTCCGCATGACATCGCTGAAGTTCTCGACATAGGTAAAGTTGAAACTGGCTTCCCAGGACCGGGGCGGGGCCAGGAGGATTTCCTCGGCCAGCTTGGTGTCGTCGAGCGTGACAAGGGCCTTGATGATGGCCCATGAGCAGTTCCACAGGTCGAGCGTGCGGTCTTCGGTCAGGTTTTGCTTGGCCAAGATATTATAGGTGAATAGGGTCTTTTCCTTCGCCTCGGCCACTTTGATGCCGCGGTAGAACACGGCATTGTCGTGGTGGGGCGGGTGGATTTCCAATTCGTCATTGGACCACAACGGCTTGGTTTCGAGGAAGAACGCCGGGGCCTTGGCGTGGGCGTCTTCGATCTCGGGGCAATCGACCACGATGGCGGTATAGGGCGGGGGATATATGTCGCCGATGTCGCCGCCTTCGTCCACCATGTTGCTGCGCAGTTCGCGGTAGGCCATCCAGGGCTGCCAGTGCTTGCCGAGGTCCGTGGTGAAGCCGAGAGCCTGGCTGTCATGCAGGTGTGTGTCGCGATCCTTGCGGCTTTCCATGTGGACGAAGTTGAACGTTTTGTCCCTAATGGTGGCCGTGGTTGTGGCGAAGCCATAGGTCATCAGCTTGTCGCCGTCGTGGGTGTAGATGGTGATCTTGCCCCCGAGGCGGAGGATCACGGCAATGGCGATCTTCAGGCCAGTGCCGAACTCACCGATCGGGTGTCCGCCAGCAGCTTTGGCGTTTACGCCGAAGGTTGTGATGGCGCGGGGGTCGAGAATGCCAGGGTTGGCAAATGTGATGGACATGGGTGTTTCCTTAGGTTGAAGGTTGTCGTATAGGTTAGGCCGATGGCCCTGTGCCATAAGCCATACGGAGTGTTTCGACGTGGATTGGGTCGTAATTGACCGTCCAACCACCGTTGGGGTTGCGGCCGAGGGTGAACTTGATCCGCCGGTGGGCGAGGAGCAGAATGAGAAGTCGGGCTTGAGCGCGGGTCATGGCAGGATTTCCAGTCCGAATAGGGCGTGAATGATGCGGAGGAAGACGACGACGAGTAGGACAGTGACGAACAGGTCGAGGGCTTCTAGGGCAAAGGTTATGCCGGCAGCGAGTAAGGCGGGAAGGTATTTCACAGCGCAGGCTCCGCAGGCTCCGGCCTTGGGGCAGTCTCCGGCCTTGGGCTTGCCAT